GTAATTAAACCTACTAAAGTAAGTACATATAATGATCTACTAAACCAATTCCAAGCAAGAGGATTAAACTCATTCACAATAAATGCAAATGGTAGATAAATCCCTACAAGCAAAATTAGTAAATTAACCACTACATCTTTGTAATTTGTTTTCATAATCATTTGTTAAAATGGTAAATTCTTAGCTGGTTGGCCATCTTTAATCCAAGTGTCAAGCTCGATATAGAATCCTGCTTCACCTGGAGTAGCTCCTTTCTTTTCTTTGATTAGAATGTTAGCCCAACCATTATTAGTTGCTGCAAAATCATTCATCTTCTTTAAGTCATCAGGGCCGAATGCTACTTTCTTAAACTCCCCAAATGCCGTTTTTAATGTTTGTGACCTTCCTAGGAAAATCTTTTCTTTACCTGCTGCCATGTTATTTATTTTTGGTTATTAAATGCTACTATTATTCTTTGGTTCTGCCTTAGAGTTTTGTAAGATTACTTTTAACTTAGGTCTATACTTTGTATCTATTGCAAAATCTACTAACACCTGATGCAAAAAATCATAGGTGTCTTGTGTAAACTCATCCTTTGCTTTCTTAACTGTCTTAGGAGCTTTTTCTATCTTGTTTTCTAATGCTACCTTTTCTGCTTTATTAAAGAACTCTGCGTTTTCCATATTATAATAATCTTTGTTAATTAAATTTCTTAATGTTCCCATAATTTTATTTTCCTTGTCTTGCGTATGGCTTAGTAGGTTTATCCTTTGGGCCACTTGCTTTTTTATACTTACCTCGTTTCCTTGATCCGAAGGACACCTTTGTTGAACTCCCAGTCTTCGCTTTTGCCATCTTCTTTATATATTTTAACTATTATTGACTCATCTCTAATCTGCTGACATAACATTGCAGTTCCTCCTGCGTTAGCTAACTCCTCTAAAAACACCATTTGATCCGAAGAGAGTCTGTCACCAATCGCTTTAATCTCGCAGCAAACAAAGTGACCATACTTTTTGCTATAGCCAATAATGTCAGGAACTCCTTTCTTACCAATGAATGCCCTACCTCTAACTGCTAGGTTATTATTTCTCCATACCTCGCATCCATTATCTTTTAGATAATCCATCATCATCTTCGTTAAGTCACTTGCAGATATGTAAGCCATGAGTCAAAGTTAATATATATATTTAATATACATTAGTACCATCGTATCAATTCTTCTGTTGGCATCTTAACATACTTGATTCCATCCTTTACTTTTATCTCACCTACTCGCCAATATCTCCTTGCTTTAACCCTTAAAAACTCTGCTCTTATAAAAACTATTCTATCCCTTAAATCAAGGTTAAATGCAAAAAATTCCGCCCTTGTGTCACTTATGCCACTAGGTACACCATTATTTTCGTACTCAAGTAAGAAATACTTTTTCTTTAGTGCTTCTGTTTGATGAATAACAATGACCTTGGTGCTCTTAGCAAATAGTTTAATAGCCTGGTAAGTTCCATCCTTAGCCTTAGCTTCTTCTATCTCAAACTTTCTTCTATTCCTGTACCCTTTGGCCATTTCTTAATAGTTTTAGATTCTCTAATCTCAAAGTAATCCGTATCCTCTAAATCAGATAGCAAAAGGATTTTTAGTACCTGCATATCTGCATAGTCTAGCTTCATCTTTTGTTCGCCAACCTTAACTACAAACCCATCTTCAATATCTTTAATTGATCCTGCTTTTTGGCCTTGTAGATAATCAGCCCATTCGCTATTGTTTGAGTATAAGCATAGTCTTTTATTATCTTCATACTTTAGGTCGTAGTCGTGTTCTAATCCTTCGCCATAATTATTACTTACATATACTTGTTTCATTTGAGTTTATTTCTTTGTTGGTTAGTTAATACCTTTTTAAATGTTTTTTCCTTTCTTCTATCTGTCATGTAAAGCAAGTCAGTAATATGCTTAAACTCCTTTTTGACTTCTTTGGTAATATCTGGATGCGTATTAATCCTGTTAATCACATCCTGCATTGGTATAAATGTTTCGTTATTCATAATCTTCAAATTTCATTGTTTCAGGTAGGAATCTTAATGCTATATTTTTTGTCGATCCGTGTCTATTCTTCTCTACTTTACAGATAACTAAATCATTAGTTGCATATTCTTTGCCGCCAATCTCAATAGGTTCTGTCATCTCATAGTAATGTGGTCGCATAAGCATAATAACTGCATCAGCATCTTGTTCAATAGAACCTGATTCCCTTAAGTCAGATAACTGAGGCATCTTATCTCCCCTTTCTTCTACCCTTCTGCTTAATTGAGATAGGGCGATAATAGGTACTTCCAATTCTTTAGCCAAGGCTTTAAGGCTTCTACTTATGTAGCTAACCTCTTGCTCTCTGTTTTGGTTTGATTTGCCTGTACCACTCATAAGTTGGAGGTAGTCGATAAAGATTACCTTGATTCCATACTTTTGTTTCAAGATGGTGGCTTTTGCTCTAAGTTGTGTAACACTAATACCGCCCATATCTTCAATATGTATGGGGGAAGTCAATAACAAGTCATCTGTTTTGAGAAGCACCTTCCTTTGTGCATCATCGATAGTATTCATTCTAAGCCATTTTAAGGGCAGTTGTGAGCTAATTGACTCTAACCTTTCAACTAACTGTTCGGAGCTCATTTCGAGGCTAAAAACAGCCGTAGGAACGCTATCTAGACAAGCTAGTTGGTAGATACTAGAAAGCATAAAGGCAGTCTTACCCATCCCTGGTCTTGCAGCTACGATTACTAGGTCAGGCTTAACCCATCCGCATAAGGTGTTGTTTAGCTCATTAAAACCTGTGTTATAGCCCAATAAACCTCCTTTTTGAGCCATATCACGAGAATAATTGATTGATAAAATAATATCTTCCATCATCTTCTCGTAGATATTCCCAAACTCTTGTAGCTGAATGAGTTTTTTGGATACCTCAGCCATAAAGTCTATGGTTTCAGCTTCTCCATTAGTCGCCCCAACAACAAGCTCTCCACCCAGCACCACCAACATTCTACGCTTATATAGCTCTATTATTAATTCTATGTGGGTTTCTAGGTGAGCAGTTGATACTACATCCTTAGTCATTTCAGAAAGGTAGTAGGCATTAACTTGATCCGTCTGTTTAGCATCTATAATTCTTTGGTATAGGGTAGTAATATCTATGGGTATATTCTTATCATACATCTCCCTAATTGTCTTAAATACAAGCTTATGCTTATAGTCGTAGAATATATCCTCCTTTAAGTAGTTGATTACTAATGACAATGATTTCTTATCTATCAGTAATGCTCCAAGGATATTCCTTTCAACATCTAGGTTTTTTGGTAGATCTTGTACTTGAATCATTTTAAAGGTTTTATTTTTACTTGTTGTGAGATTTTGTTTTCATCCTTAAACCATACTCCAATCATCTTTTGCTTCCAGTTCTTTACTTGTCTTCCTTGTGTATCTTGCCAATCAGCAGTATTATAAAAGTTAAATGCTCTTCTAGCTACATCATCTTTATATCCATTCTCCTTAAAATACAAAACAACTTCCTCTAAAGATGGTGCTATAAACTTCTTCTTTGTATAAGATATAGTATCTAATACAGGATTGTTTCTTTGTATAGGGGTAGTTTTCCCGATGTCGGATAAAACCGAGGTCGGGTTTTCTTGAGGTCGGTTAGCTAAAGCAGGAATTGCATAAACAATATGATTCCATCCCTTAAAATGCCCCTTCTCGTTAACGACTTTATAAGATAAAATATAACCTGCTTTTTGTAATCCCTTAAAAGCTAAATCAACTTTATTTTTCTTATCCCCTAATAACTCATGTAAATTATCCTTATAAACCACCCAATCTTTTGGTAAGCTTAAAAGAAAGGCCATTAGTCCTTTTTGCTCTAGTGATAAATTCTTTGACTGACAAATGTCATTTGGCAATTTAGCGTAGTTGTCTTCTACTTCTTGTTTTTCAATCCTTCCAGTATTCATAAAATAAAAAAGCCCCATCAAGTTCCCCCTAGGTTGCAGTTAGGGGTTCATATCAAGGGCAATAAGTTCTTAATGAGTCTGCAACACTCACAACAAATATACTAAACTTCCTTAGATATCCTAAAAACCACCTTCCTATTATCCACTATAAATCTCTTACGAGCAATAGGGTTTAATGATTCACGGATCACTTGTGAGGCTATCTTTGTCTTACGACTAGCTGCTGCTGCCGACTTAAATAACACCTCTTCTTTGGTATCAGTATATACCATTCTAATTGGTATTGAGTTCTCTAATCCTTTAATCTCTTGACTCATTAAAATAATCGTTTAATTGCTTTGATTTTAAAATATAATTCCATAAACACTAGCAAGAAAATCGCTAGTGGTACTGCTACTAAAAAGAACTTAATCATTCCTAGTGTTTTCATAATCTTTATCTTTATTTATAAACTCGTTATATAAATCTTCTATGGTTGTACTAAGGTTATAATTTTCCTTTACATAATAACCAAAAGTTATCATTTGGCCTATAGGTGTGTTTGTAAAATCTTCAATTATATATTCAGGATATTTTTCCCTTAATATTTTTAATAAATTATTGTCCATGATTATTTCTTTAATGATATTTTAAATGTGGTTGTACTGAACTTTGGAGCAGGATAAATCATCTCTCCAGTTTCAGGATCAACCAATGGTTCTTTAATAGTCTTAAGTAAAGACTCTCTTTCCTTTTGCTTAAACTTAATAGCTTCTAACTCTTGGTTATACTTAAGCCATGTATGGTCGCCATCATAGGCATATTTAACTCCAGATTCTATTCTAGCAATCTCGGCATCAAGCACGATTGCCTTGCCTTGAGGATGCAAGTCCAACTGGTTAATAACATCTTCTTTTAACTCAGCTCTAATTCCTTCTAGCAACTGTACTAATGCTTCTGCTTTAACAAGCATTTCAAGGGGATTCTCGCCTGTTTCTCTGAAATGTGATACAACTACTTGCTTTAATAGTTCTATGCTAAATTTAGATGGTGTAATTGAATTTAATTCAATCGATGGTAGTAAATTACTCATATTATTTCTTTTTTGTTGTTAACGATTCTTTTTTAGCGGTCATTAATTTCATTAATTGTTGGTCTTTTTCTATATAATTCTTATTTGAAAAAAATATATCAGTTAAGTCCTTCATCCTAGATGCTGCTTGGATATCTTTAACAATGGCATCACGATTTACCTCAACAGGTACTTCCTCAGCTACAACCTCAACTACTTTAGGTTTTTTGGTAGGTGCTTCATCCCTTGCAAAGTCCATCTCTTCAGCAGGTGTCGCTTCGAATCCAGCAGCCTTCATCAACCAGGCTAATAAGTTTCTGTAAGCTTTACCTATTGCTCTTGTTTGGGCCATGGACAAAATTGCATACTCATCAAAGAAACGCTTAGTCTTTTCTTTATTAGAACATAAAGCAATACCAGTAGCTACCAACTGACCACTTGTAATGTTACGAACCTCACAGGTCGCCATGTACTTAATCTCATCATCTTTAGATAAATCAGTAGTAAGTGTGATGATAGGCATTAATCCTAGTGAAGCACCAGCAAATTGCCAACCTTCAACATTCACGAATTGTTTACCTTGTATGTTACTTGAGAGTCCTTTTTCCTTAATCAATTGAGATAATTCAGTTGAAAGTTTAAGCATTGAATCCTTGTTGATTAATTCATACGAAGGATTAG